CGAATACATTCCCGTAGTAAAGGAGGACGATCCATGGACTATCAAGCCAACGACTATGCCGCCCACAATGGGGGAAGCTGTTGCGACGGTGAAAGAGATCATTGGAGGCCAAACCGAGAAGGATATTCCGAGATGTCCTCATGGCGACATGATTTGGAAAACTGGGCAATCGGGCGCAGGTAAAGCATGGGGACATTTCAAGTGCTCTGCATGGGTAACAGGTGAACTGACAAGATGCCCTAAGGGTGAAGATGTCATTTGGTATGAGATCAACAAAGAAGGCGCATGGCAACGACAGAAGGCGAGAGTCTAATGGGACGTCTACAGTTTCAGAATCAAGATGGTGAGTGGGAGTCATTTCCAACAGATGACGAGATTCAACGATCTAAAGAAGTCCAAGCAATCTTAGAAGAATTCACAATGATGACGAGATGCTGTCTATGCAATGAGTCGATCCCTGTCTCAGAGATTAAAGTGAATCTTACTAATAAAGCGTGGTCATGCAGAAAGTGTCACGCGGTCAATGGCCTCACAAAGCCGTAAATATAGAGGATTCTCAACCGAGCGAGTGGTCGCACGTTACCTTTCGGAGTGGTGGCCACATGCGGATATCGGTCGAGGGGCTGGAAAAGATATAACACATGTCCCGTTCGACATGGAAGTTAAGGCTAGATCGGCGTTCCAGCCTAAGGCATGGATCGATCAAGTCACCAAAAGAGCTAGCAAGTCTCAAGACTTGCCCATCGTGGTGTGTCGCTTAAATGGTCAAGGAGAAAGTAGTCCACAAGACTATTTGGCCTTTATGCGGCTTGGTGATTTGGTCGATCTATTGCTGAGTTCAGGTTACGGGGATTTTAAGGGTGATCGAGATACACTAGAGCCAATGAGATGCAAGATGTGCGGCGCATGGGCGTTCACGGAAACTTGCAGGACATGTGAGAGTGATCCCGATGCCAACCTATGAATTCGAGTGTGATAATGATAAGTGCGAAAGCAATGCACGCATAGAGGAATGGCTGAGCATCACAGAGCCACATGACCTAGAGTGCCCATTCTGCCACTCGCCTATGCATAAGGTCTATTCAAGTGTAGGTATCAGCTTTAAGGGTAGTGGATTCTATTCAACCGATAACAGATAAATGTGATGTACTTCACACTATATCAATGTCCGAATTGGGGTAGTTTAATATGATTCATCCTCTTGACAGCACTGGTACTCTCAGGCGAGAGCCCTTCAGGGGCTCAGCACGCGCCCGTAAGGGAAGAGCGCGAGTGGTCGCCATCGTTATTGGGACAGCTCTATTCATGAGCATAGCTCCTGATTCAAGTGGCTCAATAGATGCCACTAAAGAGATTAGATATGCAAAACTATTAGCTGATTATCAATTAACTGAGAAGCAAGAGAAGTGTCATCATGAGATTGTTTATAGAGAATCAAGATGGAACTATAAAGCAGTAGGTAACCTCAAAGGTACTAAGCAGGTATATGGGCTTTATCAGATGAAGACTGAGAGCCTAAAGAGAAGTACAGCTATTACTCAGTTTTGGATGTACTATCACTATGTAGGTCGTAGGTATGGATGGACTGAGTATGAAGATCCTAACTATTGCAAGGCCTTACATCATCTTAAAACTAAAGGATGGCAATGAGTACTAAGAGAGGTGATCCTCGTGGTACTAGGGCATACAAGAAGCGCAGGCTCGAGGTGCTGCAGAGGGATCAATGGTCATGCTTCTATTGTGGACAACCAGCGACAACAGTAGATCACATCATTCCTATAGTTAAAGGTGGTGATCCTATTGCATACGATAATCTCGTGTCATGTTGTGCAAGGTGCAACTCACGCAAGGGAAGCCGATCAGAGGGCGTTTTTTTAGCACAACAGGCCACCCCCCCTGTCTTTTCTTCCAATATCTACCCGATGCAGTCCAAGTCGATGCCGGACTCACCCTTTACCGCCCGACCAGTCACAGATAGTCCTGACTAGTGGCGACTCGTAAACAGCCGCTACGAGGGGCAATTAAAGCTAGGCTTCACAGTCCACTTCTCAAGGGCAAAACTAGGGCAGATGAGATTGCTAAGCTTGCAGATGATCTAGGTACACCTTTAATGCCGTGGCAACGCTGGGTCTTAGACGACATGATGCGCGTAGATGCAAAGGGCAACTACATTCGCAAGACATCTTTGCTATTGGTAGCTCGACAGAATGGCAAGTCTCATCTAGGGCGTATGCGCGTCATTTGGGGGCTCTTCTATGGAGGTGAGATGAAGCATTTGATCATGTCATCCAACCGAGCCACAGCCCTTATGACCTTTCGAGAGATCGCATGGATCATCGAGAACGCACCGCAACTCAAGGCAGGCACTAAGGCGATCCGATATGCCAATGGAGGCGAGCGCATCGAGTTACTCAATGGCGCGACGCTTGACCTCGTATCTGACACGCGAGACTCATCTCGTGGACGAACGGCAGACTTCTTATGGATCGATGAGGTTCGAGAGATCAGTAAAGACGGGTACACCGCCGCAATTCCAACCACGCGTGCAAGGGCAAACAGTCAAACACTTTTAACGTCGAATGCCGGGGATGCCTTTTCAGAAACCCTTAACAATCTAAGAGAGCGTGCCTTATCGGCGCCGCCTAAGTCATTTGGATTCTACGAATACTCAGCACCGCAGTATTGCAAGATTACAGATCGCAACGGATGGGCATTTGCCAATCCAGCCTTAGGACATACCATCACGGAGGAGTCACTTGAAGAAGCCGTTGCAACTAATAAGATTGAAGACACTAGAACTGAGCTTTTATGTCAATGGATTGACTCTCTACAAAGTCCGTGGCCTCATGGCGTACTTGAGGCGACAAGCGATGCCACGCTCTCGATTCCAGCTGGTGGCTATACAATCTTTGGCTTCGATGTATCTCCATCTCGCCGCAATGCGAGCCTCGTTGCTGGTCAGATTATGGGTGACGGGAGAATCGGAGTGGGAATCCTACAGACGTGGGAAAGCCAAGTCTCAGTCGATGACCTAAAGATTGCAGCTGATATCAAGGCATGGGCTGATCAATACCGACCGAAGATGATCTGCTATGACAAGTACACAACGCAATCAATTAGCGAACGCCTTGCCAATGCCGGACAGATTACGACAGACGTCTCAGGACAACAGTTCTATCAGGCTTGCTCTGACCTTCTCGATGGTCTAGTTCACGGCCGAGTAGTCCATAACGGACAAGCCGAACTGATTCAACAGATGAATAATTGCGCGGCTAAGGTAAATGATTCGTCATGGCGTATCGTCAAGCGTAAGAGTGCTGGCGATGTATCAGCGCCGATCTCTCTTGCCATGGTCGTATCAATGTTGATGAAACCTCAACAGATCGCAGCTATTTACACCGCATAGTGTATAATTGCCCTCTATGGGTATCCTTTCGCGCCTTACAGGTGCAGCACCGAAAGCAAATGTCGAGGCTCAGTACGCACCTCAGGTCTTAGGTGAGTATTCACCTTATGCGATGCCATTCCAATTCGCTTATGTTGGTCGCACCGAAGCAATGGGAGTCCCTGCCCTAGCGCGTTGTCGCAATCTACTTGCTGGCACAATCGGCACCATCCCACTCGAGCTTTACAAGAAGTCCACAGGTGAAGAATTAGGGAAGCCGCTATGGCTTGATCAGCCTTCCTATTCACAACCTCGTTCAGTAACTATTGCTTACACAGTCGATTCGCTTCTATTCTACGGACAAGCATTTTGGCAAGTTGTCGAAACTTATCAAGAAGATGGTCGCCCATCACGCTTTGAGTGGGTTGCTAACAGCCGAGTCACAGCAACACTTGATCGTGATAATGTTTTCGTCAAGTCTTACGCAATCGATGGCACTACAGTCCCAATGGACGGCCTCGGATCACTTATCACATTTCAATCATTGAGCGATGGCATTCTAAACACAGGCGTCTCAACAATTCGCGCCGCACTAGACATTCAGAAAGCCAGCGTAGTTGCAGCCGCGACTCCAATGGCTACAGGCTACATTCGTAACTCAGGTGCAGACCTTCCACCTGCCGAAGTACAGGGATTACTTTCAGCATGGAAGAATGCTCGCCTTAATCGTTCTACAGCCTATCTCACATCGACTTTGCAATATGAGGCAGTCGGATTCAGCCCTAAAGATATGATGTACAACGAGGCGATTCAGAATCTTGCAACCGAGATTGCTCGACTTTGCAATGTGCCTCCATATTACGTCTCGGCAGATCAGAACACGACAATGACCTACGCCAACGTTACAGATGAGCGCAAGCAATTCCTCACGCTATCTTTACAGCCATTTATCTCAGCAATCGAAGATCGTCTTTCAATGGACGACATTACAGCTCGGGGCAACATCGTCAAATTTGACATCGATAAGAATTATCTACGCACCGACCCACTCGTGGAACTTTCAATCATTCGTGAGATGCTCGATCTTCAGTTAATTACTCAAGAGCAGGCAATGGCGATGACAGACCTAACACCTAATGGAAGCGAAGGCATGCAATGAAAGAGATGCTCACATTCTCAGCAGAACTGACAGCAGATGCGTCAGAGCGCACAATCTCAGGAAAGATCGTTCCCTTTAATGGCGAGGTTGGTAACACGTCCGCCGGTGCCGTTGTCTTTGAGCGTGGCGCGATTAACATAGCTGATTCAAGCAAAGTGAAGCTCTTACTAGAGCACGATCCTAAGCAGCCAATCGGTCGCGCTCAATTTTTTAATGAAACAGAAGATGGAATTTACGCATCATTCAAGATTTCAAAATCATCTCGTGGCACCGATGCTCTCATCGAAGCCAGCGAAGAACTCCGCACCGGACTTTCAGTCGGAGTTATGGTCAATGCAGCAAAGCCTAAAAATGGCGTGCTATATGTCTCGAGTGCTGACCTACTCGAAGTAAGTTTGGTTCAGGCAGCAGCCTTTAAGTCTGCAGCCGTAACCGATATCGCGGCGTCTGAAGATGAAGCCGTAGAAGAAACCCTACCAACAGAAAGCGAGACAGCCACCGTGGAAGAAACCACTTCAGCAGTCGAAGCAACACCTACAGTTGAGGCTGCCGCAGTTGAAGCTGCTCGCCCTGCTGTAACAGCAATGGCTTACACAAAGCCACGCATTGAAGTAACAGCTGCAAAGTATGCAGAGAACACAATCCGCGCAGCACTCGGAGACGACGCAGCTCGTCAATGGATCGCAGCAGCGGCAGACACATCTGACAACGCTGGTCTAGTGCCAACACGTCAACTCTCAGAAATCATTAACCCTCTCGGAACTACTATCCGTCCATCAATCGATGCAATCTCTCGCGGAGTGCTTCCAGATGCAGGTATGACATTTGAGATCCCAAAGATCACACAGATGCCAACAGTTGCAATCGAACCAGAAGGCGACGCATTCAGCGACACAGATCAGAACTCCAGCTTCCTTTCAGTGACAGTTCAGAAGTATGCTGGACAGCAGACATTCTCAGTTGAATTGCTAGATCGCAC